ATATTCGATATATCTTCTGTCGTTAATCTTAAACCAGCAAACATATTTTCCTCTGCTAAAATAGCATCAATCTTTTCTTTTATTGAAACCAAATGATCTTGTTCTTCTTTTTCGGCTTGTTTTAAAAGTTCTACAGTTTCTTGTAATTTTACAACATTCTGCTCAAAAAGTTCCTTGGCATCGTTAACAACTTTAGTGGCTTCTATGAGCTCGTCATGTGCGGTTTTTGTTTTGCGTGTCATATTACGATTTATTACAAACTTTCATACATAGATATTTTCTTCCATTTAGCATCACCTCCAACTCCTTCTTTTACGCAAACATAAAGATAGTCGTCAGTTAAAGACATTTGTCCAAAGTAACCAGCATCCGTTGAAGTCCGTTTTTCCCCTTCTTTCATTATCTTTGAAAAGAAGGAAGTTTGAAATTGCCAACCATCCGCTGTCCGGCTATAAATGCCATCTTTAGAATCGTCAAACAAATTCTTTACACTAACTATTTCACCAACAGTAATTAGGTTTCCATCATCACCATTCGGGTCAACTACGTTGTAATACATAGCCTCAAACGATTCAAATGTCTTTCGTATCTTATAATTGTAAAAATATGATTGTCCTGATGTTATTGTTATATTTGACTGAATAAATGAAGATTCCCAATATTGAGTATTCCAAAGAAGTATAATGAAACCACCTTCCATCGGTCTTGATGTGATTGAAATAGGATTGCCTACAGCGTCTAAAAAGTTGATGAATGTAAGAGTACTGTTCTGACCTATTCCGCTGATGTAAGACACACGAGCATCGGCAGGTTGAACTGGAACGGTATCTTCATATGCTATATCAATCAAACCGGACTGTGAAGTGAGTTCTAAACTCCTAACATAGTCTAACAAAGACAAAGCATAATCTTGATGATTTTCCGGTTGGATTTCTGTTCCTGCCGGTCTGCCCATCAAGGTGTTTATTATCTTTGTCTTTACATCGGTATATCGCATGTTATGGAGTTACTTCAGTATAATTAAAAACAAATTCTATTGATTCCAAGTTTTGTTTGACAGTGCCCGCATCATATTCTTGGATTAATGTGGTGTCTTCTTTTCTTCTTACTCTTTTGAAGCTTCTTTTAATCCATACACCAACAGCGGCACCGGCAGCCAAAGTCTCAACCAACAAGGCAGAATTATCCACGCTATTTTCAAATTTACCGGAATAACTCAATCTCAATATTCCTGTTGTAACAACTCCACAATTTTCGGGCTCAACTGTTTCATCATCCCTTCGCTCTATTCTGAAAGTGTCCTTTGTTAAACCTTTAAGTTGAAATTCTTCAGAAGCATTGTAATGATCTTCGATTGCTGCCATTGTGGCTTTTATGGAACATTCCTTAATTCCGTCAACGATTTCGCCCATTGGCATAATAGCGAACTCTTCACCAATATCTGCAGGGTTCAATATTTGAATAGTCACTCCGGCTCTCGTAAATGAAGCATCATGGAATTCAGCCTGAATCGGTTCATCGTAACGATCTGCAATTTGTTCCATAACCATGTTCGCAATAGGAACAACAGCTACAGCAAAATTTGCTAAATCATCGGCTTCCCCAATTATCTTCAAAGTGATGTTCTCCACCGACCTTGCCAGAGTATTAACCAATGCTATTCCTATCGTTTCATCTTTTTTGTTCTGTAAAGTAAAGGATGAAACTTCGTCAAATAATTTGTTAGCTGCACCTGATGGAACAGGAGTTGAGGATACATAACCGCCCAAGCTACGTGTTACATCATTTTGAACGGTATCACCGCCTTGCTTAGTTTGGGGTGCTAATGACCCTGTTAAAAATAGCATCATAATGTTATGAGTAATTTCTTATTGTTCCAACTGTTTGTACGATATTAACATTAAATGCTGAGTTTGCTAATATTTCAACTTCACTCTTTATATTAACAAAATTAGCCACTGCCAAAGGATTAAATGGCGTTGAGTAATTGGCACTGATTAACCGATATGCTAAAGCTATATTGGTAACTCCGTACTCAATCGGAAAATCAAAACGATTTATATGACTGAATGTTGATATCTTTTTGTAAATCGGAAAACGATCATCGCCACCAGTAAATTTGAATTCAAATTCTATTTCTTCATAGTTTGGAACTACAATGAAATCATTTCCGGCAGATGCCAAAATATCATTATTAAATTTGGGAACGTATAATGACTTTCCGGTATTGCTCTGTATCAATACAGATTTCATGTTTTTGCGATTCAAAAGAATCCAACCCTTGAAATAATTGTCCGGTATATCGCCAGTTCCTAATAATATGCATGTTCCGGTAACAATCCTGAATATTGGGGTTGTAGAATTTATAACTTCATAAGTATTTACATCGTACCCATGTTGAATCGACAATTCCAACCTACGTTCCTCAATTCTCGAAACTCCATTGAGAGCAACCAAAGGATCATTTGTTATCCTTAACTCGCTATTTATGAAATTTGAGTTTGATGCGGATACATCGTTGAACATATAGTCGGCTCTTTTATCCGTTACTACAACAACGCCAGTATCAAATATCAAACTTGCTAATATAAATTGATCGCCAGTTAAAGCAGGGATTTCATCAGAATCGACTATTGATATGTTGCAATAATCATAATCGTAAATGAATTTATTTTCAGGTGAAAGTATAAAACCAGGTGTAAACGCTCCAACAACCGAATACTTCAAACCGCTTTCTGGAGTAAAAGCTCCGGCAACGATTGCCAAAGTATCTGATGTTAATTGAAGAACTTCATAATCTTGAGTATTATTATCGGAAACAAAATGAACTTTGGTGGGGTGATCTTGAGATTGACTTCTCAGAACTTTCGTAAATTCAGTGCCAGTTCCGGTCAATGTACCGTTGGCAGTGATATTTACCAATCCTTTCTCGTCATTTTTAATAGCATACGATAATACTATCCATTTCTTCATTCCGGTATCAGTAATCACCACTTCCAAGCTATTTTCAAGCATAATAGCATTCAGATCAGAATCAAAAGCCAATCCTGGGTTTATGATTATTGTATCGGCAGTTCCTTCTTTTAAAGCAACCTTAAAATTATCATTGAGATCGTTTTGAACGATGCCAACTGAAGGAACAATTGATTTTATTAGCTTAACATATCCATCCTGCTTCAAAAACTTAACTAACCTGTTAAGCTCGTTAACCTCAATAAACAGGTTTGGACTTATCTTTAATTCTGACATAATTTTCAGTTTTGTTTATTAATATTTGTCTGCGTAAACAAATACGCTATTTGTGTTAAATGGCAATAAATATTTATCAACGATCTTTGATATGTCTGGTTGAATTAAACTATTATTGTTATTTTTAGCGTAAATATAAAGGAGTTTTGGCGATGCAATAAAGCCTAAACTTTTGGCATTTGTAGTTCCATCTTTTAAGGGCAAAATGTTATTGCCTCTCACTAAAGGTCTTATTTTGTAGTTCCAGACAAATATTGAGGCAGCAGCATCCTCATCATCCGATTGAAGCTGTATCTTTGGAACTATAAACTTAACGAAACGATTATTGAAATGCAAATTATTCCCTATTCCTATATTGAGTGGGGTGACTTCTGTGTTGATACTCGAATAAGCGTGTATAATGCCACGAACATGATACTTGACATCATTTCTGAAATAATCGGTTTCTTGCTGAAAGAAAAGTTCTTTTATGGAATGACCATCCGGTGAAACAAAAGAATCCGGCAGCCTGTTTTTCAAAGCGTCAAAGCCCTCCACTCCAAATAACAGTGTTGCTGCCAGATTAGACGGTGCTGTTTTTAAATCAAACGTTATTTCATAATCAATATGAGAATCGACAATATACATATTTTCTTCAACGGCTTGATCTGAATCTTGCCGACCAAAGCCAACTGCCCCGATGCCTCCGTTTAATCTCAATAAAGCAGCTTGGTTGCCAAGATAATCTTCAGCGGTCATTACTCCCGAACCACTCTGAAAATGAACAAAATTATTTAATGTTCCCAAGCTTTTAGTTTTATTGAGCTTTTCGGTTTCATTAGTCCCTTTCCAATTCGGTGAAGAAACTCCTAAACACCATCCCATCTTTTCAGCTGGAACCATTTCGTAAATAAATTCATCAGTCGGCTTTATTCTCAAAAGTCTTATAAATTCGCCATCAATGGGAATAACACTATCATCTGCCAATATTTCGCCCTTTCGTTTGAAAACAATATCAGTTCCACGCTTTCTTATCTCGTCATAAAGATGCTCCGATAAATATCGCAGTTCTGGCAAGGTTATTTTTGATTCATCAAAATATAAACCGCTTTGTCTAATATGTTCCCGCATTAATTCAAAATCTTCATTGAAGTTGTCGAACCTCTTGAAGAAATGGATCATCATGGCAAAGTATTTGGCAATAGTAGAGAATAGAGAAATAAAATCAGCATCCTCTTTCTTATCAGAATTTTCTCCACGCTCAATGTATTTTGGAAGTATGCCCCTGTAATATAACTTCTTGAAAAGGTTTCTTTCAAGATCGTAAACCATTTTGGTATTTATGGAATCTTTAAAAATACTTGAAAAGATCGTTGGAGCAATAAATTCAATAGGCTCAAAAGTTCCTGTAAAGTCTATCGAAATAAATTTAATCCTGCCGGTTGCATCTGTTCCAATTCTTGTATACCGGACTTGGATCAAAAACTCGTAATTTATTATTTCAGAATATTTCGACAAATTGTCACTCGTCAATAGCTCCCAATCAGTGTAAAATATATTATCAGTTGATATCCTAAATTCTCTTGAAACATTCCTCTCAGCGGTCAAACCTGTAAGAACGTCAAAGAAATTATTTAAAGATACTTTGCCATTAGCCTTTGGATTAACGTTAACAATCATAACTTCTCCAATGGTTGATAAATATTGAAGTTTGCTAACATCTATCAACTCAAAGTTGGCAGTATATGTAACATCAGCTCCAACGCCAAATTCAAACGTTGGGCTTGTTATAGTTTGTCCGGTTGTAGTCCAATTAACAAACCGATAACCTGCCGATGGAGTTGCTGATAATGAAATTATAGTTCCAAAATCATATGTTCCACCTCCGGCAACTGTTCCTCCTATTCCTGCTATTGCTGTTACTAAATTAGCCATTGTTGTAAGTTAAATTGCCATTCGTTGCATCGTTACTGTATTTATTGGCATCGTCATTTATCACCTTCACTGTCAAAACTCCTTCGTCAGTAATATCGGCAGCATTCTCAATCTCAGAAGTAATCACCAAATCACCTCCCTTTCCGTCAACTCCGTTTATTTGCATAGATGAAGGCAAAACGTCAGACTCAAATAATTCGGGAGTGGTTGTTTGGTCATCATTCATATCCGCAAAGCAAGATATAACTATCACGCCATTGTTTATCTTTGATACCGTTTTTGAGCTTATCTCTTTCATGTTAGATCGAAGTTAAGACTGAGTTGGCGAAAACTACATCCGGTTCATTAGGGTAATTAAATGAATTCAAAACTCCGTTATTGTCTTCGATGATATTTCCATCTAAATCCCTTAATACAAACCCTCTCACACGTGGTAAACGATAATCTGGTACGTTTATATCAACTCGTGGATTAAAGTGCGTATCAGGCACGTATCGAACTCCATCGGGTGTTCTGGAAACAAAGAATAAGTTTTCCCATTCTACCTTGTCGCCCTCTTTCCAAAAACGATAATCGAATAGTTTATTCATCTGAATTTGTATTTCTCTGCGAACCTTATCTTGGTTATATGCAGGATCAATATCAACTCTAAATTCGATATCAACCATCAACCAATCGACATTCTTTAATTTAAGAGAATAACCAGAAGTGTTATTCATCAATTCGTTGAGGGTTAAGAATTTTTCAGACTTTAAAAGTATTTGATTAAACTCATCATCTGTAAAATCAACTCCGTTTACCGGAATAACTATCAAGTTAAACTTGCCATCAGAATCAATTCCACCTTTCTTCAGTTTCAAAACATTCGGGTTGATCTTCATGAATACTTGCTCCAAATAAGACAAAGTTGGTCTGGCGAGTTGATTCAGGCTTTCTTTTATCCTTACTCTATAAAGTTCATCATCTTCTTCATCCCTGCCCCCTGTGGCTTGGTATTCGTTTGTGCAAGCAATATGTCCGGTTGGTATTGAACTTAGCTTGTTTATTGACAAAGGATTGACTTGAGTATTCAAACCAACTCCGTCACTCTTTGCCTTAGCATAGATGTAGCCTAATGTACCAATTGTTACATCGCTCTCTAAACTGAAATTTATTCCGTCAGTACTCGTAAATTTGCAAACATCTTTGGAATAAAACGTGCCTGGAACTCCGATCAATCGAATATAGACAGAACTGCCGCAAGCTCCAAATCTCTCAGAAACACCTCTACGTTTAGCAGCTTCATCCAAATAACTGCCATATGCCGTTTCAGGGAAAAAGTGACCTTCAATAATAGCCTGATTAGTCAGACACTTTTGACCGATCTTTGCAGAACCATATGCGATGCCATTCAATACCGATTCCTCAGAAATATCGTTGACCTTATCGGTTTTATTCAAAAATATCTCCAAGAACATTTGTTTTAATTCTTGGGTGGATGTTATTTTAGTTATCATATCGGTAAAGTTTTTTCAGTTGCATAATCGTATTTTGTTTTGATACCGCAAACGACATTCATAGAATCTCCATCGAAGTTAAAGCTGTTAACGGAAATGGATTCAAATAGATCGTTTTGTAAAAAGTTGTCCTGCAAATCTTGGACTAACACAGGATACAGAAATTGCTTAACGCTCACGCCTGTGTATATGCTTTGATTTTTGCCAAACAACATATTTTCTGGAACGTCTCCACGATTAAGATTTAAAAGAATATCGCACTTTTGTTCAACATTTAGTTTACCGGACTTAATTTCAAGGTCATTGTCGATCAAATTAATGACTCTGGCAATATCCTTACCATATATCCTGTCACCTATTGGCTGATCCAAAATAGTAGTGACTACAATATCATTCTTATTGCTAATAAATACATCGATGTTCTTCAGTTCATCTATTTCCCAATCGGTTTCTTCCATATCGTTGTTAATCATAAGATCAACCCAATCTGAATTGTCACCGTTCCTTTCTCGAACATCATTTGCGACATCTTCAAAAGTTCTGAATCCGCCAACGGCAGTGGAAATTTGAATGAACGGCTGATAACCTCTTTTGGTTAAAGCAGTTCTGCGGAATTTCGGGAGTTTGTTAATTTTCTCAATGGTCGTATTAAGATCATCGATCATTTCCATCAATTCCCAATAACCGCAATTATCAAACTTATTAGAGAAATTCTTGAAATATGAAAGAACCTTTTGGCACTCGGCAGTCATATTTTTAAGATCGACTAAATATTGATTGTCGATTGCCGGAACAATACCTGAAAAATATCTATCTATTTCAGAATATGACTCAAGCATAAATTGCCGATATGAATATAGAAAATTCAACAACGGATATTTCGTCACTTTTTCAAATTCTATGATAATATCTTTCATAATTTATTCAAATCTTGTTTAGTGTATTTCACGACATCCTTTATAAGATTTCCCAAGCCTTTAGCAATCGAAGCAGAAGTGACTTGATTTAAAAATCTTTTGGTATCAGTAATGGTGCTGTTTAACCTTTTAGCAGCGTATGCCGGAGCAACTGCTTTCAACTCGACTGCATAATACCAAAGCATATTATTTTCTAAGCTCTGGGAATATGAATCTTGTAAAGCCTCAACGATATAATGTGTGTTCAGGGCATAATTATGAAATAACAAAATATGCGGTTTATTATATGCATCAAGCTTCCAAGAAGTTGCTAAAATAGCTGACATCATTTTCATCAGTCCGTAACCGCTTTTAACAAGAATGTTTTGGCCATACAGGTTCAAACCAATATTTCCTCCTAAAAATGGCAGTCTGGTTTTGTTCTCGGTTGCTTCTTTAGAATCAAGCAAAAGCCGGAACTTTCTTCCAAACGTACCTTGAAGAGAAATTTCTCTTGGATTAAAACCGCTGTTAAACAAATTAGTTATTCCCTTATTGGTTTTAGTTACAGTTGCTATTTGAGTTTTGGATTCTAAAATATTATTTGGCATCACGACAAATGTCATAAAACCGGCAGTACTTCCAACGCTGTCTAATAACTCCAACGAACAAAAGTAATATTCGATATTGTCCGGTGCTAAAGTATGAAGACCAGCCCTACCAACGGAGGTGAGAACGCTTCTGGCATTCTCCACGGCACTATTGATTGTGTTGGTTCCAAGTTTTAAATCAGCCATTTAATCTGTGTTTGAAAGATTAGAAAGTATTTTGCTTAATTGATTTTTAATAACTGTAAACTGAGGTGAATTTATTGGAGTGCTTGACATTCCCGATGGCGTCATAGAAGTAATGGAAGTGATGGCGTCAATTAAAGTTTCGAGTGTTTTGACTAAAGTATTACCCAATACAACCTTTTCTTTTCCGCTTCCCAGATTGATCTTTTTGCTTTCAATCCTAACTTCACCATCTTTCGCTACGATCTTATTATCAAACTCATCAGAATAAGTAAAGCCAACGCCCTTATCGTAAACAAATGAAGCTTTTTGTATTCCTTCATCATTTATGTTTACTACAAATTTTTGGTTTGTATTTAAGCTTATTTCATTATCTGATGTGATGTTGATTTTGTTATCGCAGTAAACTCCAAATTCAGAATCAGCATTTTCACTATTAAGTTTTATATTAAATTTGCTCGGAAACTCCGAATCACCTATCAATGTTATTTGAAAGTTGGTTTCGTTTCCGTCAGTAAAAATTTCGATATTCCGGTTTTCATCCCCAATTGTTTTCCGGTTTTGATTCGGCTTCAATTGATAATAATCATTAGCATTTTCCAACCAATTAATGATTATTGGCATTCCTGAAATTCCATGCTTCACCCAAATTACGGCAGTGCCTCTCTTTTCGCCCTTATCTGGGAATTTAATGTTTTGAAGGACATTAGGAGGGCAAGGCACATTATAGAAATAACTATACCCAAGCCCACCATTTATCGTCAAAGTCTTTGTCCGGTAACAATCGGCAATATATTGTTCTCTTAAATTTTCATCTGGGATAACAATATACCCAATTCCTGCTCCTTCAATGCCAGTTTCTATTGCTCGAACTCTAATTGTCTCTTCAACCATTGGTAGTAGATTTTAAAAGTTGTTGATCATACAGTTGACCTTTTCTCATAAAGAAGTTAAAAACATCGGCATCGACTTTCCATTGAGACATCGCCTTTTCATAATTCTGTGAATTCATATCCTCAGTTGCCAAAGGGTCAAATTTTATTATATTGAAATAACTATACAGTTTGCCATTTATTTCTTTTCCGGCAATAAAGTCAGGATACATTCCACCGGAAACGTTCAGCGTTGTTGTTCTTGTAACTCCCGTCATTGTTTTTGAAAAGACATTTGTAACGCTATCAACATGGAAAACTTCGCCTGAAGTATGCAATATAAACATCCCTCTTTTTATCCTTCTATCTCCATTGAGAGTGATAGTTCCATGCCTTGTAAACGGTGAACATGCGTGACTTTGTATTATGTACTTCAAATCCCTTACAGCATTGTTATACACGTTGTCTTTATTGTTTTTATTAGCAGGTTTGTCGGCATTACGATCTCCAGCCTGACTGAAGCTGTAATAATTACTTTCCATGCAAAATGGCTTAGAACCCCAAACAGCAGCGTACTCAGGGAAAAATATTGCTGGTGTGAATATGTTCTGATCTTTTATACCTACATAATCATCGTAGGAAACGAATTGGTACCAAGAATAAATATTTTGGCTATTCCATCCTAAATCGGTGCTAACTATATTTTCATCGTCAAGAGTGATCATGGCCAAATCCATCATCGCCAAAATACTTTCTTGATCTGTTGGAGGTTTCCTGACTATGAAATAATATTGGTCACCCCAAGTGTCGCTCATTAATTCGACTAATGGTTCTTGGCATACTTTACGGAAAAAGTTCAACAAAGAACCTTGTTGGACTGACATTCCTGAATCCAATATCTGCCGATCTGAAACTGAACTGTCGATTAATATTTTTATGATTTGCCAGATTCCGGTTGCTAAACGCTCATCAGTTGTAGTTGGAATTATTGGCGTTGTTTTGGCTTCTGTTTCGCTTTCAATAGTCCCTTCGCTATTTGGATTGCTGGAAGCCGTTATAAAGTTTCTGCTGTTTATTTTGTAATCAACTACAGGATTAGCAAAGCCATTATAAAGGATTTCGTTTGTCTTCTTTAAAATTACTGGATACCTCATAAAGAATGCCAACGGATCAATTGGAATAGTTTTTTGATAATCTATTTCAAAATGTAAATGCTCCCCTATCGAATCACCGGAGTTTGGTTGCCCGGGCAAACCTCCTGTCCTTCCAATTACATCGCCAACTTTTATTTTAGCTCCAACCCATACATTAGTTGATATTGTAGATAAGTGCATAAACTTAAACCAGATTGCTGGAACTTTCGCTTCAGCATCTGGTATCCATTCGCTATAAATAACTTTTGGAAGTTGTTTGCCATCCACTCCACCCCTATCGGTCATTTCAAACATTTCGCCGGCAGGTTGTTCTATCGTTATTGTTAATCCACCGCCCTTTAATTTAGAACAAAAAACAACCTTTCCATAGACAGGTGACCGCAAAACAGTTCCTGACTTACAAGCAAAATCTATTCCATTGTGAAAACGTCTAACACCCTTCAAAGTTCTCCAGCCAAATTTACTCGTTACCTTCAACGGTGATGAATAGCCTTCAAGCATGTCGATATTTTTACCGACCATCTTTGAGTTTGGGAATACTCTTATATTAAACATTTCCTTATTTCTTTACAGGTTTCAACTCGGTAAATTTTGTTCTATCTTTGCCCCAAGAATCAAATACATAACTCGGAACAACTTCAATGTTGGCAAGCTTTGATATAACTCCCTTTAAAATGAATGCAATATCCATATTAATTCCGTTGGCAAATATATCAATTTCACCGCTTAATTGTCGAATACGATTTATTGGATCATTATAAATCTGACCTGATAAATCTACATCGTTTATGTCTCCTTGTTTTCCGGCTTGTTGTTGATTGGCAAAGATCGTTGTTGGATCAGAAGTTGTAGAATAATTCCAAAAGAAACTGCCATCTTCAATCAATAACTTCATTAAATCCCTACCTGTCACTTCCAAATATGCTTCGGCATTAGCTGAATTAGTAACAACCCTGACATCATCTACCAATCCAATCATATCATAAACAAAGCCTGAAACTTTAGTCGATATATTAAAATCATCAAAATTCGTTTCTTCGCTTCTTTCAGATTCCATAGCCAATTTCTCATGGCTCAAATAAAGCAAATCGTTTGTTGATATTAGCCAATTAAAATAATTCTTTTCAACTTCTGAAAATGCTGATTTATGATAAAATTCTCCATCGAACATTGTCATGCCCTGTTTACGGACTTCGCCAGTAAATAGCTCGGTGCCGGCTTCTATGATTGGAAGCCTGATTGAAAAGCTCCCGCCATTTTTATCAACCATAGTTGACATTGAAACAATGTAATTGCTTAAATCTGCATATTCGTTAATATCTTTGCCAATCTTTTTATTTTTATCCAATCCCATAAAATGCAAAGACTTAAACCAACCGAACACTTTACAGTCCGGCTCTCGTTTCGTGTAATCTTCGATCTTATAACCTTCATTCTGTAAAATGTCTTGTATTCTCTGATTAGAGAATAAAGCAAAGTCATTTTCCTTAACTTGTAGATTAGTTATACTTATTGCGTTTTCAATCGTTACGTTTTTGGAATTAATCTTTAGATTGCAAGGGCAGGGCAAAACCATATCAACTGTTAAGTCGGCTGCTGTTGGATACTTCTTATGAGTAGCCAACCAAGCAGTCTTATCGTCATCGGTCATCTGCATGAATATGTACGATCTATTATATTCAAAGAAGTCTCTGGGAGTGATATTGTAAATATACTCCCTGTCCATAAACTCAGATATGGTTTTTATTCTCTTATCACCATGGAACATCAATATATATTTATTCTCTGCTGCCATAACGATTATTTTGGTTGATTAGGTTTCAGTGGGCTCCAGAAGGTGATGCCAGTCCATATTTTGTGTAAAGCTTCCATGTTTTTATTTATTTTCGATAAATAATCAGCAGCCTCTTTTGTCCAAAGCTCTACATTTTTGCTGGCTTCAACGTCAGTAGTTTTTTTATCCTTTACGCCCTCTTTGAGCATACGACCAGTTTCGCCATGATTGATAGCTTTAACATATTTGTCCATATGATCTGGAGCCATACCTTCAAGAAGATGCTTATAAGCAAAATATCCTTTTCGGGTGTCAGTTCCGCCATATTGTTTCTCAACTCTTGCGACAACAGCTGCAATCAATTTCCCTTCTTTGTCTGGGTCTTTTAAAGCTCTATCCATCAAGTCAGTCCGGCCAGCAGTTTCAGGATATGCTTTGGCAACTTCGCTATAAATCAAAGCTTTCATGCGATCATTCATGGGATTTTGCAACATATTTTGAAATTGCTGTATATCACCGCCCATTCTCGCATCTTGAGTTATGCCAGGTGTTGATGAAAAAGCAGATACTGTCTTATTGGCTATATCGAAGTTTGGTTTATCAGTCCGGTTCATATAACCGCCCATGATCTGTTGCTGAATGTCGAACTTTTCCTGAACCCTTGTGAAGTCACCTTTCTCTACTCCAGAACCTTGAATGCGGTTCAAAGTAGTGACTAACTTGGCAATAGCATCAGTTACATTTTCACCATATCTATCGTATTTGGAAGCACCTGTCAAACTGCCCTTATCCAGCCCCAGAGAACTTTCCAGCCCAATTGATTCCATCGTACCGGAATACCATTCTTTGGTTGAACCTCTTGTTTTTGAACGTTTGGCGGCAACATCGGCAAACTCTGAAGTATTCATGGCATAATCTTCATAACTCTTTCCGCCATAATTCTGTTTCGTTATGCTATTTTCCAAAGCATCAACGCTACCTGCTCCATGAGCTCCGTTCACTCCCAATCTCGCCAAACCTCCTAAACCTTCCATTTCACTGCCGCCTGATTTCAATAAAGAAGTTAAGCCGGCAGCAGCAAGCGCATAGGCATTAAGCCTCATTGCAGCAGCTTTCCCCAATCCGGCAAAACCTGATATTGCGGTAGCACCTCCGACTGCCATACCTCCGATATCACCACGGCTCATAGAGTTCATAAACCCCATCATTCCCATTCCTCCGGTCATAACATCAGTCCGGTCTCCAGCTCCTTCTTCATCCTTTTTACCGCCACCCATTACTCTTTTGAGTTGATCCTCAATTTCAGTAACTCTTTTCTGAGCATCAGTAGCTCCTTCTTCATCCATTGCATCATCCCTGTCATACAGAGCTTCTTTGCGTTTTTGTCGAAGTTGGTTTATATAGGATTCTTCATTACCATGCTTTTTGAAGTTTTCTGATAAATCCTTCATAGCAAGAATCAGCTCTTTTTCGGCTTCGCTGCGTTCTGATTCTGTCTGTTCTTTTATCTTGCTTTCTTCTTCATCGTATTGTTTACCAACTTTGTGATATTGGTCATCTTTTAACTTTTCAAAATAATTGTCAATAGTTTGTTTATGGATTGGATCGTCATACGCTCCGCCCATTGATTCTATTTTTTCAGCTTTCTGTTGATCTACATCTTTGTCGATCTTATCATAGTCGGCTTGCATGCGTTTCTGCATATTCTCCAACCTGTAATTCAACTTTTCTGCGATTTCTTCAGAAATTCTCGACAGCTCACTTTGTTTTACGCTTTCCGCTGCTTCTTTGACATTTCCGGTGCCTCTTTGATTCTTGATTTCATCCTTTAATTCTTCAAGCAACCGATTGTCGGGAGGCAATGGTTCAGGTCTGGAATTATCCGAACCTCTGCCGCCCATGTTAATGTCGCTGGAATTACTGATATTATTCAGCTCATCCTTTAATTGAGAAGCATCGCCACGTATATTAACAACAACATCAGCCATAACTATTTCTTTTCATTAAAACTCGTTAAATCAATTTCATCATATTCCTTATCAATGTCGCTTTGACTCATAGAAACAACTTTTCCCTTTTCGGGTGTAGTTATATCGTTTTCATCTTCTTCATCTTCTACGTCATTGTATTTATCGGTATTTTCCTTAATTATCACGCTTTCTTCGTACTCGATTAGCATATCAATAAAATTCTGTTCTCTGTGCAATCTTGAGCCAAAAGGAACTTTGTATTTTTCTCTCCACCAATAGTCGATTGCGAAACGATGCCAATCAAAAACAAAATTACGCAACTGAGTTATCAGGCTCTGTTCCTTTAGCTTTTCCATTACTTGAAGAATAAAGTTGATCTAAAACTTTTTGGTACCAAGGCATTATTTGAGTTTTATATACCATAACCAATTCTTCAGTATCTTCAGGACTCATTGATGTGTATTCAGTAGTATTCATAAGTGCCTTTATTTGCGGACACATTATTTGAACGAATACTATTGCGTCAACTATATCAAGCGCATAGATCATGGACTTTACTCCCGATGATGCCATACTACCATACTTGTTATTTGTCAACGCTTGTTTTGCGGCTTCGATGTCGATTAGTTGTCCAACATTAGGAAACTTTACAATAATTTTTACGCCCTTGAATTCAATTGCGTGTTCTCTTTCGATCATATTATCAAATTTTAAATTAAACAAAAAAGGTACTCCCTGTGGGAATACCTTTCTTATAACTGTTGAATGATTGATCTTTTAGACTAACCCATTGTAGAGAATTGGTTCCAAATATTCAAATTCGGTATCTCTACCTGAAATTTGCCCTTCCTGAATGTCAAAACCTTCACGAGTTGTAAACGCTCCGTTAATCTTGGCAAAAGTCTGAAGCTGTGACTTAGCAAGTCCGGTTTCTGGATCAATTTCGCCATTCTTTACTTTTCTCATAATAGCAATTTCCAAACCATCTTCCTGTAAAAGAAGTGAGTTTGCCCATTCGTCAACGGTTGCTGAGTTCCTGAACGCTCCCTTAACAGTCGTGTTTGCTAAAAGATTGAAGTTTATAGAATATGAAGAACAAGACAAAGAACCAGACCATTCAACAGGTGGCAATTCAGAAGGGTTCATAACCCCAATCCCTGAAACTTTTGCCCTGCGAATGCTCTCGGTAACTCGTATGTTTTTCATTTTGCCCACTGACACACCATCGATCTGGATGATGGCTAAAGGAGCAGTCATTACTTTTTGGTTTTTCTTATTATCAGACATGTCGTTTATTTTTTAAAATTAAAATGTGAAATCCAACATGTTTCCTACAAAGAAAGTTTTATTGACCGGAACATTTGGAACAAAATCGTAGGTTATCATCCAATCACCATTTTCGGCTTTAACCTTAACATTCTTCCAACTGATGATCAAGTCGTCAGCTCCCTTCTTAGCAACTCTCGATGCTAAATAGGTTTCAGTGAAATTCTTGATAGTTTCGGGATCAGATTGAGCTGCGGTTGTTCCGGTAAATTTAATCTGTCCTTTCAAGATAAGTTCTTTGTTCAACTGAGCTTTGATAAGCTCTATTGAAAGCTCAAGTGATTGCCCATCCTCAGCAATCATTTTAAGATTGTCTTGAAGAGTAGTAATGCCTTGGTTGATGCACCAGTTTCCGCTTACATTACGAACATGCATAATGCCAAGCTGTAAAGCTTTCTCACGCTCCTTCTTTTTCAGAGGGTAAACAAAATTCTTGTAACCTACCTTTTTGAAGGTTAATGGAGTTTGGGGTGCCATGCCTGCATTCAAACCGATGATAGTTGCGGCAAGATAGATTGGAGGCAAAACCTTAGTTCCATTATTATCTTTTCTAACATCCTCAGCAGCTCCGTGGATAGTAATGACATTTGCGCTATCAAAGTATTTAGCAATTGCTTCAGAAGTCCCAGCGTCACCAAATAAATCGGTATCATCCGAACCACCTGGAATTATTTGGAACTCGCTGAATTTTGCATCCTGCTTTATGAACCCAAATAATTTGACATTTGTTGCGGCATCTGTTCCATCTGTCCCTCCTTTAGTACAAAGGTGGAATGTAACATCAAGCTCGGAAATGGCTTCCAATACATCGTCATAATTATCGGTATCCAAGAACGTAGTTGTTCCGCCAACCGCTAATGTTTCAGCTACAGTATCCAAAGAAACTGCACGTGCTCCTGTGCCTGTAAGTGATACTGTAAACTTAGAGTTAATAAACTTATCTTTCAGACACCAATCATACAATGCTCCGAATGTTGTAAGTGCTGGCGATGAAGTCATGATCTTTGGCAAAGATTTTTCGATGCTGTAAGTTCCATAGGATTCTCCATCAGGGTCAACTCCTTGAAAAGTTCCTTTGGAAATTTGCAAAGAACTTGTTCCTCCAGTTTTGATGATCTTACCTGAGTAACCTACTTTCAAAACATCGGAAACTTTAATTCCATTTCCAACAATCCCTTCATCTTTACATTTTAGGATTAAAGTGGCGGCACCAATAGTAAGTGTAATTGTGGCAGCAACTGTCGTAGCAGCTCTTACATAATACAATTTTGGAATACCGTTTACACCATTCAATGGAGTAAAAAGCTTGCTGGCAATATCCACTACTTGTCCACCCCCCATGAAGGCTGCGAAGTCCTCAATTGAGTTGAACTCGTAAACAGATTTTAAACCTTTCGCATTTTCTCCTGCAATTCCAGAACCTCCGGCAAATTCATAAGTGCCATTTTTGCTCAATCCTGTATCAATGATCATGCAGTTACCAAATGCGGCAGCGACATTATTTGATGTTGGATTATAGACAGTGGCGGCATATGAACCTGGTTCAATGTAATCCTTGCCTTGAAATTTCACTACTGTGCTCATAATCGTTTATTTTAATTTTTGTGTTATCTTCAGATTATATATATTTGTTTTTGTTTTTATTAATTGCTCTCACCAAAATAATCAATAGCTTTCAATTCAGCGTAAAATCCACTCATGACTGTCTTCTCTAATAAAGTTGGAATATTGAGCTCATACCGGAACGATATATTCAAAACTTTATGGGAAATTGTTGCTGGGATAAACTCATCTTGCATTATAACATCACCTCCAGAAAGTTTAGGAGTAATTAACCCCATGAGCTCTAAATGTGGAACTAACATTATAAGCATTGATTTTAGAATATTGTAAACTACGTTAACCTCATTGGAATTATCGGAGGTTATCATCACTTGGTAATTGCAATTGTAAAATTGCATCATTTCTTCATCATCACCTCCGGCAAGCTGTCCTATTGAAGAACTTTCATAAGCCTCAGACGGCAAAAGGATATGCAAAGATATTATTTTAGCAACGGCAAGATTATAGCCAAAATTGACAGATAGGCTGTCTGGTCGGCTTAATATCTTTTTAGCTTGGGCAAAATAATTGAAGCTGTTAATCTTTAAAGGATTTCCATCAACATCTTTTCCTAACAAGCCATAAAGAATTGTAAGATCATCGTGTCCGGCATTATCAGATAGATTCTTTCTCAGCAAATTTATAATACTCGTTAAAGCATTATATATAACCAATTCTGGCATTAATATTGCGCTCATAATGTTGCATCTAAATATTTTGTAACTTCAGCGTCAACGATTCCATCGACATCAGTTCTCTCAACCGCTTCGTCAGATAACCGATATGCTTGAAAACCTTTGTGAATCCAACTCAAAGGATCAGAATTTTCTCCAGCCCTTCTGAAAGAAACATAAGTGTTTTGATTGACTTTTGCATAAACTCCTGTCTCTTTTCTCAAGCCTTCATAGATGGAATTTTTATGCTTATATTCATCGAACAATATAACATTAGATTGAGGAACTTTTATTGCCCCTCTCGTTAATTGTTCGTCAAATGGAGAAGGGATTTCTGCCTTGGTCATCGGTTCATTCGTTCCTTTTCCCTTTGCTACCGCATAAACTTCATCTGGCATTATATTAGCAAATCCGGCTTGCCCTAAAGCATCGGGATTTCCTTGTCTGAATGGAATTGATATATACCAAGCTCCACCAGGACTTATCATAACTCCTTTTCGATTATAAATCGGAACTGTTGTTTTGATTTTGGATGACTTCTTGAATCCTTCTTTCATATCGAAGGCAGAAGCACCGTTCTCAATCATTGTTGGCAATATACCGCCAAGAATAATTTGTTTGGCAAATCTGCCCCTGTCGACAAATTTCAAATTCTGTAGATATTCCGGTAATGTAGATTTAAGTCTTTGTTTTGCTAAAGCCTGCCAAGTTGTATAGACTAATGCGGAAACTTCGTTGACACATAATTCGGTAACGTCATCAACCTGCTGGGCTGATATACCAAATTGTTGTCTGAGTCCACTTAAATCTATATTTATTGGTATCATGTCGGCATATTATTTTCTAACAAGGATTCACCGAATTTTTGAGGATCAAATATGTAATGAGCTTTTCGGCAAAGAACATTTATTGGCATATCAGTTAATCGACTATCTGAAAGTGGGTCTGTTTTTGTCCTTACCCTCATTAATTCTCTATTGGCATCAATTACATGATAAACTGGATTGTAACTATACCTCATTGTCAAAGTCATTGGCGGGTTGACATCATTCATATCATCGCTGATTACAAAAGTAGATAGCTCTGGATCAAATACGATCTTATTTTTATCTACAACGTACATTTCCGGTGGAACTGGCATCAAAACCTGAGTTTCAGAAATGAACAAAAACATATTTGTTATGCTAATAGGTTCATATATTGGGTATGCAATAATTTCGCTTTCAAACATTATTGGTCTTATTATTTCGGAATAATAAGCTTCCAACTCCAATAATATTATTCTGTCCATGAATCCCATTTTATCGCTTCCACGGGCAGTTACTCTGGCTTGTCCGGCATTGACTTCGCCCCAATCTTTAAATTTCTTGGAATTATTCATCCCCTGAACAATCACTCTCGTTTCCCTTCTATCGGTAAAAAACCAACCTCTTCCAAGACAATTTCTACAAGTAGACAAAGCCTGTCCGGTTGCTTTCTCAACGCAAGCGCAACGCATAGCACGATCCAAATAAGCTTCATATCCATGAGCATAAATAAGCTCGTTGAAATCATTAACCCTCCAAACTTCTTTTGGGTCAACGACCTCAGCTGGCGTTGTGATAATCGCTTTCTTATCTGAAATAATGCTCTTTCCGTTATTGCTCATAGTACCTCAAATGTTATGCCTCTATATTGATTTTTCAAATTCGGGAATGTCTCTTTCATTTCGTCAATATAGTGTTTCATTCTGCCGCCAAATATGCCTCCTGCTGCCGATCTACTTAATGGAGTATTTTGAGAAACACCGTCAAGACTAACTTGTATGCTTGTTATTCCTACTCCGTAAATAATATCACCGACAATGCCAAGAACGTTTATTGCTGCCATTTTGCAGATGAAATCCAAAAGATCAGATGGGACAGTATCCCAACCTGTAACGTATTTTAATCTCCAATAGTTAGGAATGTAGGTTTGCCCCATCCATCCCATATTTGGGCTTATACCGGAATACATAAAGGAGTTCTGAGTCATCGTTGCCCCTCCCTCACCGGCAGTATTCGGGATTAAACTCACATTGCGATAAACTGCATTCTGTTGAGTCTTTTTAATACACAGCCAATTTTGAGGATAAGTGACTTGCATCACATTATTGATATATCCTTTCAAATCGGAAATGTAAGTAATTGGGTACATTGTTCTGATATATCCCCAAGCAAAAAATTCTTGCCGGACAAAGTCACGGCTTTCTTCGATAACTTGTTTATTCAGTTTAATGCTGAAAAGGTTTTCGATTTTGGTCTGGGCATTAATGATATGCGTCTTGATAGCTTGAGCTGAAATTCTCTTGCCGTCATTACCTGCCATCGGAATACCAAAAAGGTAATTATTCACAAGCTCTGTTGGACTAATTATTAAGTCCTCATTCTTGTTATACTGTATTTTCAACTTTAGACTTGGCATATCAGAACAATGTAGCAATTATTTGTATTACTCGGTTTTTGCGGCTTCGTCAGTACTTTCTTTGTTTTCTTCGTCAGCACCTTCTTTGCCTTCTTCGTCAGTACCTTCTTCATCATCATCTTCTACTTCGTTCTCCAACTGAGCTTCGTTGTATTTGGCGATCATGAAAGCAGCCATGAGTTTTTGATTCTTTGAGAACTTTTTGTAATCTTTCTCGTCAATTCCAGCATCGGTTGCCATTTTAATCAATTCTGGCAAAGCCATTGCTTTAATCCCAGCCTGTGCTCTTTCATCTTCAGTCGGCTCGGTTGGGATGATAGGAGTGGCTGAGAAGTCCCAGTCATTAGTTCCTGTTACCAAAATATTAGCTGCGTTAGCAGAGACTTCAGCCTCACCATCAGCGTCTACGTTGATTACACCATCGAAAGGAACTACAAGCTTGCAATTCTTAACGCTTGGATTTTTTGATTTAATTTTTACCATTTTACAATTAGATTAAAAAAGGGATCAGGAAAAGTCCCAATCCCTTTTTAAAGTTAAACAATTTTGATACTTATTACTTGATGTTAATCAAGCGAACCATCTTTTTAGGAGCATAAAGGAATGGAGTGCCATAAAGCATTACCATGAACCTGAAGGCAGGTGATAAGATAGCCAAATCCATTTTCATCAAAGGAGCAAGTTGAGCGAACTCAATAACTTCATTGTCAAATTGGAGTAACATTGCCTGATCGCAATCAGGGAGGAAACGATTCATGTCGCAGATTTTACCTGCTCCGCCACCGTCATAACCTCTTGAAAGGTCATCCAGAGAAACGTCAAACAAAGCATAGAAGTTACCTGTTGCGCTTCCACCGACTTTCGTGCGGTAAATACGATAACCTGTAGCAGCACCTGTTCCGGCTGTGAATTTAAGATCGACTGCGCAATTTGCTACCAAGGTAACGGCAGTGTCAAGAACTCTCAAAGCTGATTCGCCTTTACGGTTTAATGCAGAAACTGCATAATAAACTGCACCAGCGTCAGCAGTTCCGAATTTACTTCCATCAACACCTGTTCTTACAACTGCAGCAATAGAAGGAACGGCAGGAGTAGCACCTGGGTTACCAGCATCCCATACCGGAGCACCAACTGTTATTGTAGATGGCTCAGAAGCTGCAGTGCGAGCAGGAAGTTTCTTGAAGAATACGTCATGATTCAGACCAATGCTTCCAAACTGAGAATCGAACTGAGTAACTTTCTGACCCATGATACCATTGCTAAGAGCAGGTGAATTGGGTTGGATGAATTTGTTACCGTAAAAGTTCTTTACAAAATTTGACAGAACTGCGGGTGGGCCATAAAGCTGAGTACCCAAAGCGAAGTTTTCAACAAGTGAATTTGCTCCGGTTTCGATTGCATCTTCAGAAAGTTGTTTGCCACGGAGGTCAATCACATTTGTGCTATCCATGTACTGAGCATAATTTGCCCATGCATCAGACTGCTGTTGCTGGGCCAAGAATCCGTTAAACTCCTGAGGAATGATTTGTTCGTTACCAAAGTAAAGGGACTTGTTAAGCTTACGCAAAATCCAAAGTGTGCCATCCTTAATAGTACGCTCAAGAACAGAACCAATCATTGTGTTCACTAAGGTCATTTGGTGAGTAACACTCTTGGTAACGCCAAGGTATTTTACCAACTGAGCTCTACGAACATAAGTTGAATCTTCTTCATCGGGCAATTCGCCTTCATTGTTGAAACCACCACGGTCTTGTCCGTAACTTACCTGCTGATTGTACTCTTCAACAGTATTGTAAGCTGGTTTTTTTGGAATGTCTTTCCAAAGTTTGATGTCATTTTCCCTGAATGTCAAATGCTTCAGAGTTTTCTCCAAAGATTCAACTTTCAGCGGTGAACCGGAGGCATCCTGAAGGTTTGTGGTCTCTCTACCTGTGATGTCACCGGCAGAGAGAGCTTTATTCAGCATGTCAACGTTCTCCTGGCTGGCTGCTCCATATTCGGCACCTTGTGAGGCATAACCGTAATCAGCAAGATTGATTGATAATTTGTCCATGAGATTGTTGTATTAAGAATTATATTTGGTTACTTAACAATTTCGTATCCAGTTTCTGCCTTTAATCGAGTAATGACATTGGCGGGTAAATTCCCTGTTGCCTCAAAGTGCATCAGAGCGTCACCGAACTCGTTGTCATATCCTTTTGCAAAGGTAGCTTCATCCAATAATTGAACTATTGCAGTTTTGCCTTTTGACATACTGATTACATTTTTCTTTGCCGGAGCAAGTTCCTCAGTTTCCTGACCTTTTTGGAAATTGCGTTCAATAACGCCAGCATTACGGATTGATTTTGGAGCAGGAGTTGCATTTCCAAACATCTCAAGTTTTTCGCTGATAACCGATATGGTTTCATCTTGAGCTTTGATTATGTCTACCAGTTCCAATTCTCTTGCTGCTGCAGCATCGAGTTTATTGGAAGCGTCATCAAGCTTCTGTGAGCTGTCCTTGATAAGAACTCCTAAAGCTTTTAGGAATGATTTGGTTTGAACATGAGAAGTTGCGATGGCTTTTTCAATATTGTCAAAACGATTCACACCGCCTTTTTTGACTTCTTTTTCGTCATTTTCTTCTTCATCCTCATCATCTTTTTTGTTCGATGGTTTTGGTGTTTTTTCTTCGCTTTCTTCTTTTTCTTCAACAGAACCTTCGTCAGCAGTTTCTTCGCCTTCACCACCCTTGTTGATAGCATCGGTTGGTTCTACTGACATTCCAAGGAGTTCATACGCCTTTTCAATGTCTGTGTCACTTACAACTTTACGTTTTGTCATGGTTGATATCTTTTTAATTAATTGGTAAATCTTTTCGGCTTTCTCAATAGATATATATGGGACATCCAAAAATAGTTTTTCAATAACTTCGCTTTTGGAAAATGTTTTTTTAGGAACTCCGTCAACTGATTCCCTTTTTAAAGCAGCACCTGATTCCGTGTCCAACGCTTTCTTTTCTTCGTTTTCTTCATCCTCATCACGGTCATCATCAGAATTATCAACGTCAACATTTCCTTTAATTATATCAGCGAATGTTTTTGGATTCTTTGGCATATGAGTTATGGCCAAGCCTGTTACGGCAGCCTTCAAGATATGTTTGAAATCTAAAGATTTTTTGTCGTTTGATTTTCTCTTATTGACTTTCCCTTCTATCGAAAAACCAAGTTTGCGTTTCTTGCTATTTTTGTCTAATGTTTCAGCAAGCTTATAAACTTGTTTAGCCATATCTGAATCTGGATACAGATCGACTTCGACATACAAACCTTCTGGTCTGATCTCTGCTTTAGATGGTTCACCAATAATTGCAGCAGGTTGCCCCTTAGCTTGGTGATGCCAATTTACCATTCCGCTTTCCATGAACGGTTTTAAATCAAAGCCGGCAGGATCAAGAAATTCATCGTCTGAATCTTTGTCTGAAGTGGAAGCTATACCTCCCAAGCGCATTATCTCTGCACCTGTTGTTGGATCAATTGCCTTTGTTATTTCGGCTTGACACCATACTTTGAAATTTTCTTCTTTGGGTTGTATAGACATAAAAAAAGATCAAGATTGTTTGCTCTTGACCTTTATAATAGCTGTTCCAAGAAAAATATTTTGCCTTAACGCTCTACTGTTATAAATATTTTTTCTTTTCTATCGTGCGCTGCCTCAAACATAGGAGTTAATTTATTCAGAGTAACTACTGAATTGATAACTTGTCCTACAACTTTATTTTCTCCAACTAACAGGCACCCCTCCGTATCTACTTCAGTGTTGCCCATATGAATTAGAATCCCAATGAAATGAGGCACATTTAAAAGCATTATTACTTTCCGGTTGAACTTACTACTGAAAACAAAGTCGCATTCGTAACGACCAGCAGGAATTGCTGTTTTGCCCCATACTTTTTGAGGACAGGCGCAACCTATTCCATGAGGTGTATTTGGGCACGTGGCAGGTAATTGCCGGATAACATCTTCCAAAGTGTCACATTGATAAACTCCGTCAATAAACAATTTGCTTAAAGTGTAGTTAGCTCCGGCAAAGAATGTTTTAACTTTAATTTCCATAGCTTATATTTTTAGTGATCCGTGATCCAACTTTTCTCTATTCATCCAAGCAAACAAAGTATCAGCTTTCTTTTCGTTTTCAAAAGCTTGAAAGCCTTTAGTCCCAATGCCAAGATCATTCAAATATTCCTCAAAGCTGTCATTCATATATTTGATTTTTTCGGCTTTAAAGACAATTTCTTTTACTTCGTCAGATAGATCGTTAAAAAGCATTTGATCTATCTTATCCAAAAATTGGGTATATGATAAAGGATCAACCAACGGCAAATTCCCCTTGAACGGTATTATTTCTGAAGGTTTCTTTTCCGGTATTAAAAAAGATACCTTTCCAATTCTAACTGATGATAATTCATTTCTTTCCATTTCCGATCTTATTTTGGTATTCTTACCTTCAATTTGCTACGATTAAGAATAATGGCATAATCTGTTCCACTGCCATTCGGGTTGTTATTTTCGATAATAACATCATAACCTTTAATGGCGGCATAAAAGCCACGATATTCAGCAGAAGGTCTTTTTAATATTTCAGCCATTACTTTATTTGAAACGCTGCCTGTGTTCTTTAGGCTATTTATTTCATCAGTAATCATTTCCAAAGCAATAGTGGCGACATGAAGTTCTTTGTTTATCTTTTCCCTCATTACTCCGCCATCCTCTATTTCTTTAGCAACTACCTTTTCGATAACCTTAAAGTGGTTATTTTCTAACCAATTTTGGAATCTGGCTACTGGATAATTATAAGCTTTGCTAAATTGAGTTGCTTGCTTTATGGCATTGTTCTCATACATGTATCGAGTAAACAAGAATTGCTCTTTGGAGTTTGGCAAAGTAAAAACATAATTATCCCAACCAGGATTCTTATCAAGAACTGTTCCACCGCAATCTTCAACGTACTTCTTTATTGTCGGGAAAAAGTTGTCAAACGTTGGATAAATCCTTTCGCCATCTTGATCTTTTTCGCCCCAATCAATATCATCTATCTCAAGTTGAGACATTACTCGGACATTCTCATTCCAGCCCATTCGCTTCTTTACGTCATCCTCAATTTCTTGATCGATGTTGCTTAACTTAGCTTGAATTTTTTGTTGATCTATTTTAAGATCGTTAAATTCTTTTTGTTTAGCGGCAAACTTTGGGCCAAAGAACTCAAGTTTCATTTGGGTATCTAAATCCCTTGAAAATACGGTTTTGGCATCTGATGGAATTATTATGTCAATAACTCCCTCATGGTGGCCATTAGCATAACCGCTCCAAGCTTCACGATAACCAGGGTCAGTTGTTACTCTTGCCCTTGCTTTATTAACGGCTGAATAAATGCCTGCTCCATAAACTCCTGTTTGTCCAAAGAAGCAAGTTTCCGATTGAGAAAACTCTTTAACTAAATCCAGAGCTGACTTGCCTCCTGATGAGGTTAAACCACGATTTACATAGATATTAGAACGGTCTGCGAGTAATGCGTCAAAGTCTGCGTCTGAAAGTTCTTCAGGCACCTGATCGAACCCTCTCAGCTTACAAACCTCATTCAAGAATAACCATCCCTCAGTCCGGTTGGACTTTAGAATATGACCGCCAACTTCATCGTAACAATCCTGTAATTCCTGTTCAGAAAGTTCTCTATACATTTCGGCAGGATCAACCGGAACTTTTGGTGCTTTGGGCGCATTCTTTTTCTGGAATCGAACAAATCTCTTTTCAAGATCAGCAAACCGCTTTTCCATTATATCCTTCAACTCATCTTCGCCAACCAATTCTAAATAACCAAGCACTTTGTCCCTTTTATCAAGAACCTCCGCAATTTGATTATTTATCTCGGTATCTGTAATAACAGCCGCAATCATTGAACTGGCATTCCTTAAAGAATCTATTTCATCAACCTTACTCCCGAATGAATGACCCTTTAGACCTCCTTGAGCCCTGAAGCGCAAAGAACCTCCATTGTCAACTCGAACTACTCTGCCGGCTGAATCAATAAGAATATTATCATTTTGGTAAACATCCCAATTCCCCATTAAAGCATCGACAACATACCCTTTAGATATTTCGGCAGCATCTGAATTATTGAAGTTCCTTGTACCTGACATGAACTTAGATAACAAAACAGGTTTTCCGTTATTGTCGGCAAGTTCAAAGTCCGGTGTTCTTAAACCAAGAATTTGATATAATTGGTTGGATAAATATTCCTCACGGACATGGGCTTCAGAAGTGTTTGACGACTTCTTCATAACATACTCGTTATCGTCATCATCCATTACCAATTCAGCTCCCGTGCTCCCGCCAAGCCTCTTAACTACCTTTAAACTTCCAATATCTTCAGGGAATAAACCGCTGACATAATTGAGTCTTGAAGCGGCAGATTTTGCTACTTGTGCTGTAGTGTGAAGTCCGGTTTTAGGTTTTGGAACATGAACTCGCCAACCGTATGGAGTTTGAGCGTTGGGAGTTGCCGTGTAAATATAGACAACTCCGTCAACGATCTTTGTTTGACCAACAACAACAGCTTTAACTATTTCTTCATCCGGTGAAGCTCCGTTCAAATAATCGGCAAGTGATTTTATAACAGCAACATGATACTCATAAGAGTCAACGAATTCATCCGATTTTATTTTGTATGAATCGCAAGCTTTTATGAGTATCTCGTCAGAAACTTCGCCCTTTGCGTTTGCTCTGGCAAGTCTCTCCAATGCTGACTTGAATGGGTTGTCCATAATTTATTTTTCAAACAGTAACTCTTCTGCCTTTTCAATACTCATTTCGTCAAGATTGAACTCACTATCGAATGCCTTTTCCAAAGTTTCGATTTCTTCAGATTTATTCAATTCATCATCGTCACCTTTAGTGAGAACTGCCAAAGCTTTGTCTTCCCACTTCTTATCGACTGAACCGATTAAAGCAGCAAACATTGGATTTTTCCTTTTTTCGTTTGCCTTCTCAACTTTTCGCTTTTCGTTCAAAATCTCTTGAAAAGATCGTGTTGTAAATTGAGCTGGGTCAATGTTCTTCTTGTTCTTTTCGATTAGATCAAGCAAGTCATTCCTTTCTTTAGCATCTTCGATTGGGTCATCAAGTCTTGGCGATTCAGTAAATTCATAGCTCTGAAAACGATTCTTCATGACTTCTATCGTTTCAGCAACGGTCATGTGAATGTCAGACTTCATCATGGCTCTTGAAATTACCGCTCTAGCATCTTCATTTTCCATTGCCAAGGCATTCAAGTTCTTATTCGTCATAATCATAATACGACCTGTGAACTCAAAATTGGTCTTTACGTCATCTGGGTCTCCAACCATTCTTATTCCGGTGGTGGCACAAGCCTTTTTCATGACTGGAGCGCACTGTTTTAAAGTAAGAATACTATCTGTATCATCGAACAAGATAATCTTGCCGTTATGTGCTTTAAGGATATTCAAAAGCTGTTTGCCAGAAGCTACGTTTGTCGCTTCGTAATAGTCATAACCGGCACCGCCAGGTTCATCGCCTGAGCTGTAAGGTTTCTTCGACATTAATTCAGCCAACTTTGTGAATCCATAAGTTTTACCGATTCCGGCACCTCCGGCAGATATCATGAAACGTTGCTCGTCATTATCTAAGAACTCTACATATTGTTCGTTCAAATCCTCAACAACTTCGATTGGATTCAAATAGTCCGGCTCTTTCTTCTTCATTTTATCCAAAAAATGATCATACTTAACACGACCATCTTTTGTTTTCATATTGAACATTTTCTTTACTCGGTCATCTTCAGAATTGAGATACCACTTTTCCTTTACGCCATCGTCAATTGGTTGAGGAACTTCGTTGCCGTCTTCATCGACAGGAGCTTGAGTTGCTGGTGCTGCAGAAGGAGCTTTCCGAACCATATTCATCAGAGTGGCTAAACTGCCGGTTGTATTAACAGTCGAAACATCGAACCCTCTTAAATTCAATTCATCGTAGGCAATTTTGCGAGTCAACGCTGCCCCCTTTTGCGAATTGGCCATCTTTAATAAAGTAGCTTCGTCAGTTTTCTTTGCCCAAGCTATCAGTTTATCTGTGTCAGTTATAGGAGTAACTTTCGTTGTTTGCCCTTTAACTGGTCTCCAATCAAACTGCCCTGGTTTATATTCAGTCCATACCCATGGTTTAGTTGGGTGCATGTCTCCTACATTCCTTGCCATAATACGATTATTATTAAGTATGCTAAATTATAACTGTAATCAATCAGTCTCCCATTCGATTGGTAAACTTATATGGTAAAAATCTTCCATTATTTCTTTAGTTATCTTTTTAACATTCTCTGAATCTTTACCAATTTCCAGCTCTTTGCGAATTAACTTTTTCCCCCCTTTAACCAATCTTATCGTTTCTTCAGCATTCTTGACTGCATTAAATAACTCGTAAACAAGATCAAAATTGTGCTTAGTATCTTTTAAATATTGGCCATCGGTCATTTTCTGCATTGCCTTCTTTAAATGATTGGCAAACTGTTTTGGAGTTGCATTCCACGGTATCATTACCGCTTTTATGTTATCGAACAATGGATCATATATTTCCTCTGTATCTTTAACTAAACCGGAATAATCTCTCAATACAGGATAACAACCTTGGAGCATCGCTTCGATTATAAAGCCATTTATATGAGTTTTGCAATATTTGGCATAATGGGTACACCAAGAAGGGTCAACGGCAAACTTAGTATTAAACAACAAATCATTAACACGTTTGCCATTTATTTGCCCCAGATATTCCATGCCATGATTCACTGCTCGATTCCACGCTGATATCTGCCCGTCAAGCTTCTTTGGTAAGTCTGGATCAGTTTTAAGAGTGCAGACATAATTCGGCTTGATCTTAACCGGAGCAACCATATAAGCTTGTTCAATCCCAGAACCTGCTATTTTTACCGAATAATTTGTGGAATTATATGATTCTTTTAAAGACCAAACTTCATGATTAAAATACGGCACCGATCTGATAAGGTCTTCCATATGCTTCATACTCTTAAAAATATGAGCGGCAAAAAAGTCGTTTTTTCTATTCTTGAAAAGCTTTACTGGCATTTTGCCTTCTGGCTTCAAGAATCTTGGATTCAACATTAATGTTCTTGGCATTCCTATATTTTCACAACAACGATAAGCTGCAATGTGAGCGCACTCAATATACAAAATCTTTTCCCTTAATGCAGTAATATTGGAAGCCCTTACATCGAAGTAAGCATCATGGCTTATGAAAATCTGTTTAGTCCGGTCTATATCAAGATCGTAAAACTTCCACCAAAAACTGAAGTCGGCTTTATTCCAAGCAGAACTTTTAGTTGGCATGAAATTCCAAATTATCAAATCGGTATTCTTTGTCACAGAATGCCAACGCTCAAGAGCATTAGGCTCAAACACCCCAATGCGATTAGAAGGAGGCAAGAAAAAGCCATAATAATTATTTTTGTAATATCCTGTTGATTCACTTTTCTCGTAACCTCCATTCTGAGAATTTAAAGATTGTTTTGTCTGAAACTTGCCTGATTCCAATTCGGCAAACTCTTTGGCATATCTTGCGGGTGTTATCGAAGCAGGTGATAATTGAATAATGTCAACTTCATGGCCAAGCAGCTTGAAAGCTTTGACTTTAGACTCAACGTGTTCAACAATCCCTCCATACTTCGCTATTTCAAAATCAACGATCAATATTTTCATTACGATTTCTTTTTAACATAGATTTCTTCTGGCAGACACTTCTTTATATAACCCTGCTCGAACCACAGTAAACCAGACTGAGTTTTGTAGAACTTCTTTGCCAAATCAAACTTTATGTCATGTATTTCTTTTACCGGAAAAGTTTCATGAAGTTCAAAACTTAGCAATGTTTCTTCCATCTGCGTTTTCGATCTCTTTTTATAAGAGTGAGGAAACTCCCTGTAAAAGTAGTCGGCTTTATCCTTCAAAAGATCGTGGATGAAATAATGAAATGGATGACTGATGCCTAAAGGAGCAACTATTTTATAGCTTGGGTTTTTAGTCGTAAAGTGATTCAAAAATAGCCTCAAAGATTCCTTTATTAACTTTAAAGTTCCAACGCTGAAATACTCCGCCAAATATCCCATGGCATCTGTATGAGTTATTGTTCTAAATCTCTGGAAATATTCATAATAACTTTCATCTTGGAACTCTACGTTCAAATGATTCAACTTAACTCCAAGAAAGTCGTATAAAGCTTGATCTTCAGCAATCCTTTTCGGGTTGTTTTCTATCGTCAATACTTGAACTTCATATTCATCGCTCAATATAGGGTGAGCACAAGAGAATAAAGCATCATCACTATGTGGTTGCACAATCAGTAATTTCTTTTTCATAAATACAATTAAGTTTATCCTTTAGTAACTTTGATATTCAGTTTAACTCCTTGGAGTTGTTTGTTTTTCGGTTTGATCACCATTGGAGTAGAGAATGTTCTCAGATCATAATTCCATGCATATCCAGCTCTCTTATGGTTAATCGTACAACGGCAATAAGGGTGAGTTGGCCCAATAGTTGCCAGCCACTCCTTCGCTTTACGCCCTATGTTGTTTCCATTCGCCATTAACTCTGATAATACAAAGATTATAGGCATGCTATCAGGATCATCTGGGTCTGTTAAGTATAATTCTCTACATTTGTCGCAAGCACCTTCGTACACGTCAAAATAGACTTCTGCGTCACCGCCATTTTCTTTGAAGATACTTTGAGCCCTTCCTGTGTTGTAAGCTTCGTGCATTAAATAGTATGCAATCCGCAACCAATCCCTTTCCCAATCCTCAGTAATTTCTCCAAGCTCCGATGCTAACTGTCGGGCAGATTTTCTTAGCTCTACAGCAGCTATTGTCTTTTCCTTTATTATTCCCTGTATCTTGGCTTGAGTTCTTTGGTTAGCTCTTATAATGACATTGGTAGTTCCTGATTGTATTCTGCTTCCTAAACCTCCGATGTCAGTATATGCCCGATGCTTTACTTGATCCAACGCAAATCGTTCATCCTCCGTCAAAGGAATAAAATTGCCTGATGCTAAGAACTTCTTGAACTGGCTGTAGTTCATTTTCTTTGCTCTCGTATCACCGACTGCTTCTGCCAATATTCCCCAAATAAAAGCATGATCCAATATTCCCTGAACATTTGTAAAATTTGCCAAGTTGATACCGGACTTTGTTAATATATCTTTTTCGGCTTGAGAAAGGTAATCAACCCCAAGTTGTCCTAATATAAAAACGCATTCCCAACGTTTCAATATTCCGATTATATCTTGTATTTGGTTAGTGTTGAATATCATTTCTCAGCTTCCTTTATTTCTTCTTTTGTTTTATTGGCAATATAACTCAATACCTCATTCACGGCACCTGACAGATTTTGGTTGAACTGATTTATAAATTCATCTTCATATTCCGTCACTACCTTAAATGGTGATGCTAAAAAATGGACATCGCTATTATTTTTTATCTTTATTGGCATCAGAATCCTTCTTTTTATCGGTTTCCTTTTTAGGTTCATCGGCTTTCTTTACAACGCTCAGACCTTCAGTTGAACTGTACGCAAATCTGCTCTTGGCAGGTTTTGATTTATCAAATTTCCCCATGGTTATAATAATTCGACTGTTATGTTATTATTTTTAGTTTCGATAACTTTGAACTTTGATCCCTTTTCTATAACATATTCAAATTCATTGTTATTAACGGAACAAGCTGCGTTTGAACCTTTCTTGGCAAAAATCTTAATGTTGAACTCTCCAAATCCGTATAGCTCCAACAAAGATGAACTTGTAAAAGATTTGTCTTGGTAAACATCGCCAACTTTCAAATTGCCAAAAAATTTAGATGTTTCTTCGTTTGAAACTACGTTGATCCTTCTACTTAAAACAACATCACGATCTATTTTGTTATTGGTTATATATTCAGACAAATCATCTATGTATTTTTGAACAGCATCGGCAGAATATCCATAGCATGTAGTGCCGTTTTCTAACTTATTTCCATATTCGGCTTTATTGCTCAAATATGTTCTGATGTCAGTATATCCATCAGATGTATAAAAACTTATAGCTCCTTGAGCTTCATCATTATTGCGAAAATATTTGTAAGCCTTATCCGTATCTTCACCGTAAAATTTTCGCAATTCTGTATAGTCACCTTCTTTTCCTGCATCTATTTGAGAAAAATCAATATAATCAACCCCATCGTGCTCAGTTTTGGGTCTATCTTGTTCTTTCAGTTTTTTATCCAAACTGGCAATAAGGTTTACAGCTTCATCTTTGGTTATCTCGCCAGCTTCATATTTCTTGAAAGCATCCTTGATGTCTTGCTTAGTTACCTTTTCATCAACTTTTTTTTTAAACCAATATCGGTTTGCTTTACATTTTCAGCAAAGTCAGTTGTTCCGTCAATCTTTATTGTATAGGTAATTTTGCCATTCTTGCTCTGAAAATCTTTGATCACGCCTGTTTTCTCTTTGTTGCGTCCATTATCAAAGAATCGAACTTTATGCCCGATATCAAACACTTGAAGTTCTTCTTTTTCCGGCTTCTTATCGGCAGGTTTATTGCCAGCAGGTTTCTTATCTGTTTCTTTTGCCTCTTTTGATTTCCTCCGTTTTAATTCCTCATGAGCAGCCTCACGAAGTTTGGGATCAGGTGACGTCTTGATAACTCTTAACAAGTTTTCTTCAGACGTTTCCTTGGCATGATCTGCTAAAGTTTTCTTTGTTGGTTCGTCAGTTCCTTCTTTTCCGGTCTTTCCTTCTTTAGAATCTTCACTTTTTGAAGCTCCGTACTTTTGGCCAACTCGATGCAGTTTTTGATTTTCTGGAGTATCAGCGTAAACTCCGGCACGTGCCTTTTCAATGTCAAGATCAGTGAACCCTGATAAGATCGTATTTTGTTTTGCCTTTGCTAAATTGAAATCATCCATAACTTAAAATTTTATGCCCGCATCAATAGTGTACGAATTTTGATTGTTAAATCGAACTCCTGAAACGCCAACCATGTATTTTTGCTTCAAATCGAAACCAATCGACAGCTTATTAGTTTTAAAGTCTACTGAAGAACCTAAAAGACCATAAAATTGCACTAAAGGCACTTTGTAGATCGTTTTAGTTGTAACAGTAGTCTTAATTATAGGTTGTATGATAGAAGTTGCTTTAGCAAGCTCGTTTCGATAAACGGTGGCATTGACTTTAAATATCCCTAAAGTATCATTTGAAAAATCCAAAGCATATTTCTTAACCTTGTTGTAATCTGCCATTATCGCAGCAGTGTCAACCTTCGCTTTTACCGTATCATGAACTGCATAAGGTTTTGGAACTTCAACGCTGTCATGAACCGAATAAGGAACTGGCTTGACGACTGTCTTGGTGACAGGATATGGAGAAGGGACATAACTTGTTACCGTACTGACTTTGGTCTTTACGGTTGTTGTCATCTTTGCCACTCCAAATCCTAAAAAGAATATGAGCAGAACTCCGATTGCAATATACAATACCTTGTTATTCATTTTTTACCGTCTTCAATTAATATGTAAAGAATTTTGGTTAATTTCTCATCAATTAGTTCCTTGTCACTTTTAGCTCCATCCTCAATACCTTTGCACCTTGTATTCAGTGCTTCAATATCTTTTTTTATTTCGGCTTTCATGGCGTCCATATCATCCTTATTAACGCTTTTCTTAATATTTTTGTTGTACGCAAACACAAACACAACCATGGAAGTTATGAACACAAAAGTGTTAAATAGAGTTGTTGCATTTATTGTGAAGGATTGTTCCATGTGCTATATATGTTAACAAAATTATAATACTTGCGAAGATAGCATATTTGGTAGAAATGGTGGTGAAAATGTTTAGTAAATTTATTGTTAAAATAACGGCTGAAGAACCATAAAAAACGCAACATACCAACGCAGCAGTCCGGTAAAACTTTTTAGAAATCATCGTAAATGATACTCCAGTCATTACCGATATTCCAACGCCAGTACTGATATCATACAGACTATGCAGGTAAATTTTGTAATAATAATCGGTCATTATTACTATTACATATGCAATCAGCATCATCAAAGTAGTTAAAAATACTATGATGCCCTTTAGTTTGGTTTTCTTGATGTCGCTCATTCGTTTGTGGTGTTTGCAGATTCCCTATTTAATTGCGCTGTATTATCGGCAAGCTTCGCTGTCTCATTTGATAATGCCGCAGTTTCTTTAGATAATACTGCAGAGTCATGAGTCATCTGAGCAACTTCTTGAGAGGGTGGCGGAGTAAAAGTTGTAAATTGAGACATTACCGCTATTCCTGCGGCACCGGCAATTACATATCCCAATATTGACATAAATGTCGGATCAAGATTCAATCCCAAATTGTAATTAGCTGCTCTCATTGCTAAGCCAGCAGAAGAAGCCATGGCAGTAAAGTTTCTGACCTTTTTCCAAAATAATGGCGTTTCCGCTTTCCATCGATCAATCAAAGTAGTCATATTTTCAAGATTTATAATTTTACGATAATAAAGATTCCAAACGATTTATTTCATTCCTTTGACTCTGTCTGCTTAACAAAACATTAGAGTCAGGAGGTGGAGGTGTTGCTCCAGTTGTTAACGATTCATAATACTTGATAATAATGTAGTCGGTTGAAGCAAGAGAATTTTTAAGCTCCTCAACTTTTGCTCTTACTTTAGAAGGAACATTGGAATTTATTTCCCAAACCTGTTCGATTGAACTTGCCCTCTCGTTGTAGAAAGGAACAATTTCATCCATATCAGAAATTGCTGGCGGTGGAGCATTAACTAAAGTTTTATAATTGTTCAAAGTGTTGTTTTGATAATTACGGACTGAATCGACTTGCTCCCTGATTTTTAAAAGATTCTTTTCCGCTTCTGTTATTGATTCTGAACGTTCCTGCTTTCTTTTTATGACATCAATTACAGCGTCAGTAACTCCGTTGAAAGTTAGATCATCTTGGTACGATGCTTCTATTTTCTTCTGGGTTGACTCGAACTCAAGAACCTCAATCGAATATTTGTTTATAAATTTCGCTACTTTCATTGCTGCAATTTTATGAATTTAAACCAGTTTGATTAATATGCCAAGTTGTTCCGTCAAACATAAGAAATGCCAAATAACCAAATCCGTTCAATTGATAATTTGAAACTGTGTTCTCATTAGCCTGAATACTGATTCCGTTACCATATACGGTGACTGTAGACGATGATGATTGTTTAATTGATATACTTTGTCCTTCATGTGGGTTAGAAGGCAAATAAAGATGCGTAGCAACGCTATTCTTACAAGTAACATAAGAAGCATCATTGGTGAGATAAATATCACTTCCATCGCCAGACGCAACTGAAAATCTTCCAAGTGCCAACCCTCCTACTTTTAAATGATCGAAGTAACCGCCATAAGTTCTTGCTACTTCATCGGCTGTTGTTACGAATGGAATTGCTGCGCACTGTCCTGAAATTCCGGCATATATCCCCATAGGCAACGGAGCAACATCCGCATTCTTTGCCGTTCCTTTTACCAATAAAGTTGCTGAACCGTATCTGGTCGTTGCTTTAGATTCATAACCAGGCAAAGTGAAATTCTGAAAAGTTGGAGCTTCAAACTTAGCTCCGGCAGGAGTTATCGAAGCAACCCTGACAGCATCCTTATCGTAATATAAACCATTCAAGCCAAATCTCGCTTTTCCAACATTAGATGCGGGAGCAACGTCATCCGGTGTAAACTCTATGAAACCATCTTGAAGATTTAATTCCGTTCTTGGGTCTTTTACCGTTAATGGAGTATCAATTTTTTGTTTTGAAACAATAACTCCATTTGTTATATCACCGATCTGATCGAACTTTCCGGCAACCTTCGATGCGACATCTGGGAAATAATCTCCAACCTGAGCAACATTAGGTATATCGGTTGTATAGTCCGTAACGCTCCAACCTGCGATTATACTTAATTTAGACACAAGAAATTTAATCCATCTGTTTGTTTTTCTTAAAGCACTATCAACCGTATCTGAATTAGTGATATAATTGGTTGTAGTATCATCTGCAAACGTACTTGATAGAAGTATTCCGGTTGCTACTTTAAGCTTTGCTATCCATCGTTGAAACTTTGATACGATAACAAGAAGGGTGTCCCCTGTGGCTGCATCTGCCGGCTCTCCTGTTAAGGTTAGTGCGGGTACTGCTTTAGAATAAATTATGTCGGCTGTAGTGGCATCTGAAACTGCTTGATCAAAATTCTCGATTAAAGTTTGATAATTTTGAGCAATTGCTCCTAAAGTAGTGTCAACTGAATTGTTTCTTGTATCAAACGCTTGTTTCGACACAATGCCATTATTTTGGTCTTTTATATTAGCAATAGCAGAAGCAAAGTTGAAGTAAACTCCGCCATTCCATGACAAAGAATTATTACCAACAGTCGATAAGAATTGCCTGACTTTAAATTTAGCTAAACTCCAAACTCCGTCAATCTTGTGCTTCCCTAAAACATAATCATCAGCTAAAGCAGGAACGTACTCAGCGAATGAAAAAACAAGCTTTCTATTAGTTACATCAAAAACTCCGGCAAGATCGTCAATAAGCAGATTAGATGAAGTGACATGATATTGGATATTAGTGCCAAGATCGTCAATACAAATATTTCCGATTAAATCAGTGTATTGTATTTTGGTTGAAGTTATTGATATTGCTAACAAGTTTCCCTTATCCGTTATGATATAGAACTTGCCAATTGAAAGCCCAACAGTTCCTGCTAAATTGGTTATTTCTGAATAAGTAATTTGGGAAAAGATTTCTTGTTTCAGTATCACCCATTGAGCCAAACCTACGTCATAAAGCTTATGACATTTCTGGCTTAACGTATTATCATACCAAATCAGGTTTGTATTTGTTGGGGGAACTGTACCAATAAATACGCCACTGACCTGACCTAAATTTTTCGACATTGTCATAATATCCTAAATTTATTATCTTGAATACTGATAATCTTCACGGGCACTCCAAGCAGAAACAAAGTCCATTGTTCCTTGAGCGTATTCGGTTTTTGTAACCGTTCCTGAAATAGTAATTCGGGCAATCATCCACCCTTCTGCTTCTTCATGAGTTCCTAATGGGGCATGACCTTCATAAATCAAAGAATCGGAAACTTTGTCAATGATAGGTTTTGGCATACTCTCTGAGAGCAATTGAAATATCGGTGCAGTTGTTTTTTGCATTTCCATTTTCTTATGTATTTAAAAAGTTATCGAATGCTTTGATAAAAATATTGCTTTCACCTTTTTCGGTGTCTTCATCGTCATCTTCCAAATCAAAAGGATTCTTTTCAGCTCCGGCTTCGTCAAATGGGTTGGCATTTGGGTTCATTCCTCCCATTGATTGTTGGTTGAGCTTTTCTTGCGCTTTAGCTTGTTCTTGAGCTGCTATTCTTTGAGCATAAACGGAATTTTCTATAATGTCACCATTTTCAATTGGCTTCATATTCCATTTTTCTCTGGTTTCATTTATAGTGACAAAACTCCCAACCTTCTTAACGTCCATGTCAAGCTCTTGAGAAATTGTAGCTCCATTAAGCCCTACGAATAAAAATTCAAATTCGGGATTAATTTGCTCGACAATAAACTTATTGATTTTCCTTTGAAGGAACTTCAGAATTGGATACAGCCCTTTGTCCTTAGAATGATTCAAACGATCTTCCTGATTGCCTTGGAACATCGCCCCACCTCCGCTTCTACTAATATCCCAACCGATCTCTGATGGATCAATAGAGTATATGGCGCAAGATAGCTTTATAAGATATTCCATCCAAGAAGTGTATTCCATATCTCGGTTGTTCTTTTGAAGATCAATCCAATCAACGTCACCTTCGACAACAGGAGTTTTCCAACTCTGCATTACTCCGGTGATCATCGCTTGCCATTGTTGTTTGAATTGTTGCAAACTGGCTTCATTGACATTCCCTTTAATCCTCAATAAGCCCTTTGGAGCAGAACCCTGACTGAAAAACCTACGATTATATTCATCACCCCATAACATAGAAGTAACAACGTTTATCAGCTCTTCCAACTCGCTCATTCCATATCCGTTGGAATGAATATTAGTTGTCGGGTTTCTAACACCAAAACAAAGCTCCCAAGGATAAAATTCATTCACCTTTACATTCTGATAAATCTGAACGTATGATGGCAAATATCCTTTAATTGGTTTACCGTACTCGGAACGATCTTGTTGCCAGATTCCGCTTCCACCTCTTTTGAAGAATGAATTGTCGTATTCCTTATCAAACATCGAATCAGCCATGCGGAATGTTGAAGCATCGGTTGCCGAATATTGGACTAATTGCCCCCTTCTATTCCGAATACATTCAAAAGTCATTTGATCGTATATCATAGAATCGTCAACGATCTTGCGAATAAAAGTATCAAAGTCATCTACATCCCAAGCCCCAGGTTGTCCGCCATGGAGAATAAAGTCAGTAATGGCATTTGCAATCTTTTTATCCCTATCGGACATCTTCTGTTCTACACCAAATTTCTTTTTCTTCTGAATAACAAATCCAGTTGAATAACGATCTGCTTGTGGTTCTGCGAAGTCGGCTATTTGATTTTTGCGTGTCTTTATAATGGAATTGATAATCGGAGTTTTTGCCATCCGGTACAATGTCGTGTAAGACAATGAGAATGGTTTATCTTTAAAACCTAATGAAGAATTGAACTCCAAAGGATCAATGAAATATGCCTTGCTATTGTCAGGCTGTTTAGGCATAATGGCCTCCATATAAGAACTCGCTTTGATCATATCGTTTGGATTGTCCGATTTCAAAGCCTTTTCAATAGTTCTTATTTTCTTAGCTTGAACAAGCTTTTCGGCTTTATCAAGTTTCTCAAGTTGAGCGGAATAATTAGTGACAGCCATATTTACAGATGATCAATTTTGATTATCTATAACTGGCTAACATGTTTTCTAACTTGAATGAATCGTGCTTAGTTAATATGATAAATTTGTTTTCTATGGTGGTATGCAATACTAAAGTTATTTTGTTAAATATAAAGTTATCTGTAGAATCATCATAACTACTTCCGCATTCTCCATTTTCCCGAATATCGTTAAACAGTTTATGAAATGCGCTATTCTCTATACAATCCAAGTTAACTACATCCGATAATATTCTCAAATCGTTTCCGTTAACATTCATTTCTTCGCAGAGCAACTGCCAATCTAAATCCAATTGCTCTGCAAGCTCCGTTATTTTAATAAATTTGCCCATTATATGTCAAGCTTTAATTGCTTTGGCTTTGTAACGATCTTTTTTGATTTAGGAACAAATTGTGATCTTTGCTTTCCT